CGTCAGTACCAGCAGTACCTCCGATGAAGCTACCAGAAACAAAGTTAGCAGGAGTTCTCTCCATAGCTGTAAGAGTTAGAGTGTAACCTGAAAGGTCACCCATAGCAGCACCAGTAACGATAGTTCCACCAGTTACGTCAGCTCCGTGTTCTCTACCAACTAACCAAAAGTTTCCGTTGTAGTCCTCTGCCACAATATGAGGTCTTCCGAATGATAACAACTTGATTTGGTAGTTATCTTCTTTGCTCAATTTGGGCAGGGTAAGCTCTAATACCTGCTCGAAAGCAGTTGTTCCATTCTCACGAGAAGACTGGATATTCTGTGTTAAAGAAGAGTTGCCTTTAAGTGCATATTTGTATGCTGTACTAGCGGCAAAGTCCGTAGAAGCAACCGTGTCTTCAGCTCCAGAAGTGCTAATCAAAGTGCTATCAACCCCATAGTTAATGAAGTAAATATTCTTCAACCCACCAACTGAATCCTTGCAAGGCAGCACTCTTCCGTTTGATAAATCGCAAGCCATATTTTAGTTTGGTTTATTAAAAAAGGGTAGGCAGGCTCTCGGCTCACCTACCCTCTTTCGTTATACATTTAGTTAATTACGCTAGTGTCAATAACACTAAGTCAGACCCAATTCCGTACTGTACTCCAGCAGTAAATCTCATTACTACTCGTACATTCTGAGAACCGTCTAGGTCAGCCATATCAATAACTTTAACTTCGTTGTGGTCAGATAATAGACCAGTACCGAAGAATAAGTTAGAAGCCTCACCAGCGATGATGTGGTCAGAAGGCATACCCGGAGCGTGTTGGATTTTAACACCATCAAAAGAAAGTGCGTTTCCGTTGCTGTACCATTGTGAACCTTGAGCGTTAACCCCTGCTGCACCTAATCCTGAAGCACCAAATCCACCTAATGAACGGATGTATGCTTTGTAAGCGATAGTTGGAACATAGATAGTTAAGTCCTCACGACCATAAACAGTTGAAGGAACTGAATCTAAAGTGTTCTCAAGCAGAGAAACGATGTTAGAAGCTGTGAAAGAAGTTTCAGAACCGTTAGCAGCGTCATTAACGTCAGCGTCAGCAGCCATAAGAACTGAGAATCCATCAAACTCACCAGCAGTAGCGTTTACACCACCCCAAATGTTTTGCTCTGTTTTCTCTGCAACTTTACCTGCTACATGAGCGATAAGGAAGTCAGCAAACTTTGGAGGAAGTTGATCGAATGCACCAACACCCATTTGAATAGCCTCCCAATCAGATCTAAAGTCTTTTTTACATAGCTCAACATTTACTTGGAACTCCTCAGGCTGAAGAATACGCTCAGTTAATGTTACGCTTCCTGTATCGGTGAAGTCACAAGTTGCGTTAGCGATTAATCCTGAAGTATCAACTTTCTTGATAACTTCTTTGTACTTTACGTTTGGTTTGATACCAATCGCAGATTCGTTCAGGGTCTTACCTGAAAGAAGTGCAGCAGAAATATACTGTCCAGCAAATTCCCCTGCGTAGGTTGTAGTAATACTAGTAGTAGTAGCCATTTTTATTTGTTATTTTACTTATTAAACATTTTTTCGTAAACCACGCTCATTGTGTTGCGAGGTTTGTTTTGCTTGAAGAAACTCATCTTTGGAGATTCATCTGCTTCAGGCGAGTGTGTTAAAGGCTCAGCAGCAGGCTCGTCAGCAGACAAGTCAACTTGCTCAGGCTCTTGAGCAGATAATTCTTCGGCAGGAACCTCTGTTTCCATTTCCTCAGAACCCATCTTCTCTATAATGGCCTCATACATGGCCTTCATTTCTGCAACAGCAGACTCTAGCTCTTCTTTAGTGGCATATTTCATCTCCTCAGGAGCCTCCTCTACAGGAGCTTCTTCAGGTGACTCTTCACCATCTACGGCTAGTTCTTCAGCGTCTTTAACTTCCAAATCCTCAGCAGCCATTTCTACTTGCTCCTCTACAGGCTCAACTTGTGGCTCTTCAGTAGAAAGTAAGACTGATCGTAGTTTTTCTACAATTTCACTTGCTTTCATAAATACTTAATTTATA